TGTGCTTCTGGAGTTCCACTAATCACAAGTTCTTCATATAGTGTCAGAGTATCTTTATATGCCATTTTAGTTACCTCATTGAGTGTATATATCGTTATCCCTTTGGCATATCTTATCAGGATTCGGTAACGGCATGCAAGGGCTAGCTTGATTTCTTTTAAATGGAAATAATTGTTGACAGGATTTCAAAAGGTGTGCATAATGACATACATCATCTACATTAACCAGGAGAACATCATGAGACACGCAGGCATTTACACCGACTTATCTATTACTGAGTATCACTCATCTGAAGGCATTAGTTCAAGTGGCATTACACTACTTATAGACTGTCCTAAAAGATATTTCCACAAGTACGTAGAAAAAGCTCCAAGTGAACCTACAACCGCTATGGAACTTGGCAGCGCGGTCCATATGCTGGTCCTAGAGCCAGAGCTATTCAATAAGACTTATTATCTTATGAGAGAGTCTTGCGACCTGAGAACTAAAGCTGGCAAGGAAGCATTAGCTAAAGCAGAACTAGACGCTATCGGAAGAACCATTATGCGGAAGGGAACATGGGAACAGGCAGTTGATATGGCTGATTCTATCAAGGGCAGCGCCACGTGGAACAAAATAATTCCCGGAAACGTTGAGCATTCAGTTCTTTGGGATGCGGGTATTTATAACACTAGACTTCGGGCTAGGCCTGACTTTTATAATGACACCATGATTGTCGATATAAAGACGACTGACTCTATTAAGAGCTTTTCAAAGTCTATTCATAACTTCGGCTATCACAGACAGGCAGCTATGCAAATTGACGGCTTGAAGCACCATGACGGAAAGGACCGGTTTTTCGGGTTTATGGTTGTTGAGAACAAGGCGCCATATCTGACCGCTTGCTTCGTGTTAAATGAACCGACCATTAGACAGGGTAGAAGAGAGTATTTAGATGCTGCAGCTATATACCATGAGTGCATGAGCACAGGTGAATGGCCCGGTTATGAGGAATGTTTCCAAGAAATATCGATACCGGCATATGCAATTAAAGAAGAAGAGTCTATATAAAAAGATTGACATAAATCGAAAACGTATGCATAATGTCATACATAGGCAGTAGTAACTAGGAGGAAGAAGATGTACGAAATGATAGAAGATTGGAATTGGCAGTTATTCTCGGAAAATGCCTCGCAAAGCAAAAGAGTTGCTAAAGGGCTCTTATTGATGAAAGCGAGAGGGTGCAAGCTTGACGGACTTTTGGTCGAAGATTTGAAGAAAGGTATTATTAGGGTGGTGACAAAATGAAAGAAATGTTATGCATTAATGGTTTTAAATTAGATATCTTGTTTCTTGAGGAATCATGTAAGTTTATAACTAACTCACTAAATGACGTTGAAAAACAAAATTATTTATATAAAGCTTTGAGTAATCATATCAGCCAATGTGAAAAACATGTTATTGACGCCAAAGAGTTTTTAAATTTAAATTTTGATGAAAAAGGGTTTCAAATATGAAATATGTAATCACACCAAAAACCAATAGTTTTAGCGCATTCATGGGTAAGATGGAACAGGTCGGATTTTTGCTTCTTAATCTGGAATCTGTTATTAAAGATGACAGTGAGAATTCAAGTATACCCGAACCATTCCATGGTTTCATTAACGGTCAAGATTTGGTATAATAGTTAAAATAGGAGTTAAAAATGAGTAAGACAAGAATTTCAGCACACATGAGAAAAAAATATGCGAAATATAAAGCGGAACGTTTAAAAGAAATTTATTCTAACATTTATTAAGAGAGGGCTAGCGAATGAGTAACGAAATAATTGCATCAGACAAGAATCAAGGATTTATGGTTGTATCTACCATAGAGCAAGCTATAAAGGTTAGCGAATTGTTAGCGGCTAGTAACTTTTGTCCAACAAGCTTAAAAGGAAAGCCGGGTGATATTCTTGTCTGTCTTCAGATGGGTCAAGAACTTGGTTTAAAGCCTATGCAGGCGATGCAAAATATTGCCGTTATCAATGGTCGACCAAGTATTTGGGGTGATGCTATGCTCGCTGTTTGTCGACAATCTTCGGACTTTGAGTATATCAATGAAGACTTAGACTTAAAAAGCATGACTGCAAAATGTACTGTTAAGCGAAAGAATGAGCCAGAGTTTGTTTCCATGTTTAGCCAAGCAGATGCTAAGACCGCTAATCTATGGGGAAAAGCTGGTCCGTGGACTCAATATCCAAAGCGAATGTTACAGATGAGAGCTCGTGGATTCGCTTTAAGAGATTGTTTCCCAGATTTACTGCGCGGTATTATTATAAAAGAAGAAGCTGAGGATTCACCAAGACAACGAACCGATTATAGTAGAGCTGTTGGTGTAACTATTGATAACCAACCAGATATCATTGAGCTAATTAATGATGATCAAGTACATGAGTTAAAGAATGTAGCACATGAACTCGGTGCTAATCTTAACAAGACTTGCGAACATTTAAACATTAATTCTATCGAAGACATGAGCCATTCTCAATGGGCTGAAGTAATGCGACAATTTGAGAAAAAATTAATTCAGAAAAGGAAAGCAGAAAACTTACCAATCAATATGCATGTGCAAGAAACGATGACTGATGGTGCGAAAGAATTTTTTGGAGATGAAAATGAGTGACCCAAAAGAAGATGCAGAAAAGCTAAAAAACGAACTTAAGCTTATCAATGAGCTTCACAAGGACCTTAACGAGACTCTTGATGACTTGCATGAGCTTCTTAGGCTGTCTCATGACCTTCGGGATAGCCTCAAATATTCTGTTGGTTATTTCAACCAATCGACGGTTAAGAGAGCGAAAGTAAGTGCCTTAAAATGGCGGGAAGCCATGGGGCGCTTTAAAGAAAAGGCGGCTAGAATTGATACTGATTTGTTTGAAGATGTTTTGAAAGGAGAGAAAAATGAGTGACAGAATAAATGAACTTTTGCGTGATATCACTGAAATTTTAGGAATAATAAATCAGTTAAAAGTAGAAACAATTTCTATTCATGATATTTTAGGTGACTGTTCGGACCCATCTTTAGATTTAAACATTAATGATGTGAACACATTACAATGGCATAAATTATTTGGCACTCTAAATAAGAAGGCCTTGAATTTTTCCATAAAATTAGAAGAGGAAAAAAATGAGCTGGATTCTTAACCTATGGAACCGATTAAAAGGGAGGGGGCAATTTGCCAACCCCCTTGCGAGGTTGGTTGAGAAAGATTTTTTTCCTACAATGGATTTATCGGATAAATTTTGTGATTGTAACTATTATTATATTTTTACTGAAGGTAATTGTAAACAAATAGTTGAAGATAGTGAAATTAAACATGATTTAAATTGTTTGTGGCATTCTTCTAAGCCTGTTTCGAAAATGGGATTTTCTTTTGCTCCTATTACTTTTAATAAAATTAAAATTGCATTTCCTTGGATGCAAGGACAAAACGTTAATAATCTTGTTAATTTTTTATTAAAAAGACATAATGTTTTTTCCTCTCAAGCATTTGATGATTTGAGTTTAAATTCATGCAAGTGGTATCTTATGTACTATAATAGTTCAGACTGTCCAATACCTCTATTAACCATTAGAAAATAATGCCTTGAATTTTTCCATAAAATTAGAAGAGGAAAAAAATGAACTGGATACTTAATCTATGGAACCGCTTCAAAAGGAGGGGGCAATTTGCCAACCCCCTTGCGAGATTGGTCGAGAGAGATGACGCGCCTGATGTTTATATTAAATGCGTTGATGATTTTATCAAGCTTGATGAAATGAATAAAACGGTTATACATAAGTTCTCAGTAGCTATAGATTCTATTCCCGATGCTTATAAAGATTCATATGCAAAAATGACAGACTCTTTTAAATAATCTATACTGGAGATAAGCAGGAATTTTAGCACGGAGGCTGTCATGATTAAAGTATTAATCGGTGTTATTTCTCTTTCTCTCCTATCAATTTCTTATGCTACTCCTTATATTGGCTTCGATTCACAATTACGACATACAACCTTCAGAAAAGACTTTGGCGGAAACATTCTTGAATCTCATTATCCACAAGGAAATGCTTTTGCAGGTGTAATGTTTAACCAAAACTTAGGGTTAGAAATTGGTTATGAGTTTTCTAAAAAGCAACAGTCTTTAAGAAACGACTTATCTAATGAAGTAGTATTTGGTAAACATAATCCTATTACTCAATCATTATTTGTCATCAATACAGTCGACATAAACAGAGCTTCATCTAAGATATCAGGATGGAACTTAAATCTTTTAGTTTCTTTTCCAGTCATTACAGATAGTAAGCTTAAGCTTATAGGTTCTGTTGGTATGGCAAACTTGAAGTTACAAGTAAGAAATATCTTTACTCGTTCAGAAGTTGAATTTAATGACCCATTTGTTCGAGATCCCGATGATACTTTTGTAGTATCAAACTCTATCTATACTTCAATGAAAAAAAGAAAGGCTGTACTTCGGTTAATTGGAGGGGCTCAATATGCTCTCACAGATTGCCTTAGCCTAAGGGCTTTAGTCTCATGGGAAAATACAGATAGACTTCAGGCTAAAACAGTAGATACAATACGTAGGCGCTTTCCAAAGCATAGCCGGGCAGTTCGAACTTGTACGCCTCGAAACAGCATGCAATACGGGCTAGGGTTAATTTTCACATTCTAGTGATGCGGACGTGTTAGATTAGCTGTTTTTACTTCTTCTATAATTGCTGTAAGCTTGTTCTTTGTAGCGGCGATATAAATTATAGCCAATTCAATATGGACGGCGATATTATGGATGACTCAAGCCAAGTCAATGAACTTAAGGATGATTTAAGGTTACTTACTAACAAGGTCGATGCGCTAGTTAAGATAGCTGAAGTTTGCTGTGAATACCTAAACGACAAAGACTCCGACTTCGAAAAAGTTCTAGAAAAAAAATTATCAGATATATTTAAGTGATGGCTTTCGATTAAAAATCAGATTACTATTGTACTTGAATTTCTAAGTGACCCCCCCTCTTGCCACAAAAATCAAGAGGGGGATCAATTTAGCAAATAAACTTAACTAAAGACAACTGGAGAACAAAATGAAAACAACTACCAAAAAAAGGAGAATCAAAATGTAACCTAATCTATCGGGACAATTTTACAGCGTAATTTAACCTTATCTTGGGAGTGTTTTCATATGCGATATGATAACAAATACAACAGAATAGTCAATAGTAATTTTCAGTTTCTTTCTATCGAATATCATTTAACTCAACTAACTTCATTCACTTGCGAGGGATTTGCGCGTGTCTAAACTTTTAATTGATGAGCCTCCTTTAAAACTATTGGCTTCTTTAGCTTTGAAAATTAACAAATCTCCAGCCTTAGCTCTTGTTCTTCAAAAGATACATTATGAGAAATCAAAATCAAATCAAGAAGAATATTTAATTACATACCCGAAGTTACATGAAAGAATTCCTTTCATAAGCATCCCCCAATTAAAAAGAATTATTGTTCAATTAGTGAATATAAATCTTATTGATTTAACTAAATCTAAAAACCAAATGTTAGGTTCTAAGTTAATTATTAATTATGAAAAACTTCTAAAATGGGGGTTTAAATGTACTGATGATGGTTCAATAATAAATCTAATTAATGAGCATGAGAAACCGCTCTTAATTTTACCAACTATAGCCAAGGAATTTGGAATTACAGCTGCAGGCATTATTCAACAGTTAAATTTTAACATTATAATTTATGAAAAAGAAAGTATTTGGCTAACATATTCTGAAATTAATACATGGGCTCCATTTATCTGCAAGCGTTTGCTAAGAGAAATATTTTATAAATTTGAAAAAGATAATCTTATTCTTTCAAAGTTATCTGATATTCAAAACAATAGGTCAGGAAAGTTTTATAGCGTGAATCATCAGGAGGTAAAAATGAAATTTGAAAAACCTATCGCCAATCTATTTGTGGATAACAATGTACCTATTATCAATAATATATTTGAAAAATCTGTGGATAAACCTATACCTATAACCAATACCGTTGTGGATAAAAATATTAGTTCTGATCATTTCTGCCACCCAGTTGAGATCATTTCTGCCACCCAGTTGAGATCATTTCTGCCACCCAACTCTATAGATCAAAGATCTAAGAAGATCTTTAAAGAAAACAATACTAATATCTTGGGGCTAAAGCCAGATTGTGGTACAATACCAACCATGAAAGATAAATTTGTTTGTTTAAAAAATAAATTATTGACTTTTGAAATTTCAGAAGAAAAGGCAAGTAACTTGATTAATAAATTTGGTCAAGAACGAATTGATTTTGTTCTCATTAAATTAAGTGAGAATTATGACAAATTAAGTGAAAAGTTGATAGGCGCCGCTCTGGATCAAAACTGGAAGTGGCCATCTAAAAAATCGGAGGGTGCAAAAGTGATTGGACATATTAAGCCAGAAGACTCAACATATAGGCGTTATCTTGAAGAAAATACTCGACTAGCTCTTCAAGCAATTTCTTCGGTTCGAAAGTCATCAGATGACGTGGAAAGTTATTACATTAATTTGATTAGACAGAAACTTCCAAACGCTGTTCCTGAATCTACTCGACATGGCGCTCGCAATGTTATTGATCTAAACTCAAGTTCTGAGGCTTAAAATGTTTCAGCCCTTGCTTCATAACCTTAGTGAAGTCTCTCCACGAAGAAACCCGGATTCACCATCCGGGTTTTAAGGGAAGTTAATTATACCATTAACAAACTTCGGACGACTTACTTAGTTTCTACTTTCCGATTCTCAACCTGTTCGACAAATCACAACTCATTATTTGGCAGAAATATTGAAATCTAGATACCGCCATTCGACGATCTCACCTTGACCTAGATAACTCTTGCCAGTGCTTTAGATCGCGTCTGTAATCGCTTAAATTCAGGATATGGCAAAAGTGGCCGAAAAGGGATAGGTTTGCCATAATGTTTGATTGCATTGACATTTATGAGTATCTGCACTTACTATGGTGAAGACGGTTTTCAAACAGGGAGTTTCTAATGCCAATATGTCCAGCATGTCGAGGTCAAAAAAAGATTCAAGGGATGGGCTTCATGGGCGAAGTCGACTGCAAAACATGTAAGGGAACTGGATTAGAGCCTATTGAGGTTAAGACTTTGGAAATAAGACCGGCTGATTCTTCCATGAACCAAACTTTAGAATTTAAGCAAAGTGATACTTGGAGTGATACAGCCTTGATAATGCAAGGCGATGGCATTGAGAAAACTGAAACTTTGGAACTCGCAATAGAAACGCATGAATCTATATTGGCTAACTTAGGCAAAGAAACAGAACCACAAGAAACTAAATTAGAACGCTTTAAACGAAAATACACCAAATCTTCTAAATGATTCTAGGACGGAATTATGACCAAGGAAAAAACCCTGATTGAAAAAGTTAAAGCGAAAGTAAAAAAAAAAGTACAAAACCCAGGTGCCGGTCAAGGTGCTGGTGGTGGTAAACCTGAATTCAAATGGACAGAAGAGCTAGAATCAGAAATCTGTGAATACATAGCGACTCATGCTCATACGATTAAGCAAAGTTGTGAACTACACCCACATTGGCCGAATAGAGATGTGTTATATTCTCACATTGGAAAAGTTGGGAAGTTTTCCGACATGTTCCTTGACGCTAAACGCAAACAAGTATCGGTATACGTCGATGATACATTAGATTCAATTCGAGAATGCGAGCCAGAATTTGTTCATATCTCAAAACTAAAAATTGAGATAGACCATAAGCGTTGGTATGCTGCCAGATTGTGCCCTCGTTTGTTTGGAGACAAAACGCAAACAGAAGTTACTGTCATCAATCAAGAATCCTCACTAGATTTTCTTAAATGACCGAAGAAGAAATAGCTATTAGGCAAAAGCTCAAAGATAACTTTGTTCACTACGCTCTAAAATGTTTAAGCATTCGCTCAAAGTTAGGCGTTATAAAACCTTTTGAATTAAATACCGCTCAGCAATATATTCACAAACGTTTAGAAGCTCAAAAAGGCCAGACTGGGAAAGTACGTGCGCTGATCCTTAAAGGCCGGCAAATGGGATGTTCTACATATGTCGGTGGAAGGTTCTATCATCGTACAACCTACAACAGAGGAACTCAGTGTTTTATCTTGACTCACGCATTGGACGCTACAAATAATTTATACAAAATGGCGCAAAGATTTTACGAAAATACCCCAAAACCTGTGCAACCTCAAGTCTCAACAAATAACTCAAAGGAGCTCATTTTTGGAGGATTAGATTCTGGATATAAGATTGGAACAGCAGAAAATAAATCAGTTGGTAGGTCTTCTACAATACAATTGTTTCATGGGTCTGAATGTGCATTTTGGTCTAATGCCTCTGAGCATGCGAAGGGAATTTTACAGGCTGTACCAGATGCACCTGGAACGGAAATCATACTCGAAAGTACAGCAAATGGAGTTGGTAATTACTTCCACCAAATGTGGCAAAAAGCTGAAGCTGGAATATCCGACTTTATAGCTATCTTTGTGCCATGGTTTTGGCAGCCGGAATACGTGCGTGAAATATGCCCAGGATTCACCCCAACAGAATATGAGATATCTCTAAAAGATAATTACGGTCTTACAGACGAGCAGCTAAACTGGCGTCGTTTCAAAGTTGTAGACCTATCAGTTAACGGTCAAGATGGTGAGAAAAGCTTTTGTCAGGAATACCCATGCAATGCAAATGAGGCCTTTCAATTAACCGGCGAAAACACATTCATCGATTCTAGTGTGGTTATGAAAGCAAGAAAAGATAAAGAGGCAGAAAAGTTTGGACCAATCCTACTTGCCTGTGATCCTGCCAGATTCGGAGACGACCGAACATCAATCATTTTGCGACAAGGTCGTGTAGCTTTTGGACTCCAAAGCTACACTAAAAAGGATACAATGGAAGTAGTCGGCATCCTCGTGCAACTTATCATTGAATACAATCCCGTTAAGCTGTTCGTGGATGTCGGCGGCTTAGGCGCTGGAATTGTGGACCGATTGATAGAATTGGGCTATAAGTCCATTGTGGTTCCTGTCAATGCCGGCTGTAAGCCATTGGATGGCAAGAAATACGTCAATAAGCGCGCTGAGATGTGGGCACTATGCAGGGAATGGCTTTTCGAGGAACCATGCAGTATTCCCGATGTCGATTCTTTACACGCAGACCTATGTGGTATAAAATATAGTTTTGATTCAAACTCTCGACTTGTCATGGAACGAAAAGAAGATATGAAGAAAAGAGGTGTTAGATCTTCAGACGAAGCAGACGCACTTTGCCTTACCTTTGCGCTACCTGTTTCAGCCCTCGCAGTTAAGAATACTCAACCAGTTTTTCAGAAATCTTTTGCAGACGAATTAAATGCACGGATAGGATATTTAGGATATTAATATGTATAAGGTCTCAAAGGTTCAAGCAGATAGGTTAGAATCAATTAAAAAAAATGTTGAAGATGCCCACGGATACTTTGAAGAGAACGCAAAGCGTTATCATATGTTTGTACGATTTGTTTTTAAAACGGCACTTGACGACCCAACGATTCAGAACCTAAAGACATTACAAAAACCCCCAATTGAATTTAATATCTTAGAGGCAATTATATCTAGACTTCGAGGCGAGTTTTCCAAACAAGAGCCATCAGTTAGTGTAAGAGCGGCTGATGGAATACGAGTTGATTCTTTAACTCCAGAATTTATAGCAACGATGGAAGTCTTAGAGGCTCATCTTCGTGAGGTATTTTTTGATGCCACTAATGATTCTCTTGAATATAATATTTATTCTGATTTACTTGCAGGCGGTTATTCTGCTGTGGAAGTATACACAGATTATATAAACGAAATGTCATTTGAACAAAAGATTAGAGTAGAGCGCGTATTCGACCCAACCTTAACCGGATTTGACCCATTAGCTCGAGAATCTCATAAGGGCGATGGTCGCTATTGCTTCAAGATAGTTCCATGGACTGTTGAAGAATTTAACGCAGAATTTCCAGACATCCAAACTAAAGGCTTTAACTTCTCAAGAAACCTAGATAGTAACTTCAACTGGTCTTATAAGAATGCTGAACAAGAGATTGTTCTTGTTTGTGATTATTATGAGAAGAAAGATAAAAAGGTAACTATTGTTAAGTTATCTAATGGTCATATTATTACAAAGCATGATTATAAGCTTCTACAAACAATGTGGGCTGATGCAGGCTTCATTGAGCAATGTCCAATCGTGATTGAAGAAAGACGAACCGTCATTCAAACTATTTGTAGATACCGATTCTGTGAACTTGGCATATTGGATTATGTTGAAACGGATTTCAAATTCTTGCCAATTATATTCATAGACGGTAACTCTATCAATATGCGTGACGGGGAAAATGGTGCTACTTATCAGATGACTCGACCCTTCGTTTTTCACGCTATGGGCATGCAAAAGCTCAAGAACTTTGCCGGACAAACCATCGGTGCTGAAATTCAGAACATGGTCATGCATAAGTTCAAGGTAGCTCTTGAGTCAATACCAGAGGAATATAAAGATGCGTATAAGAATGTACAGGTTATGTCAGTGCTGGTCTACAACGCATTTTTCGACAAGAATCCAGACGTCCCCTTACCGCCGCCCCAAGAGATTCAAAGGTCGGAAACTCCAGCTCTTGTACAGGCGATATTCAACGGCTCTGACCAAACTACGCAAATGATTCTAGGCAGCTATGATACGGCACTTGCAGTTAATTCGGATGCTCTAAGCGGCAAAGCCATACAACAGGGCGCACTCCAATCAAATGGTGCCGCAATGCCTTATCTCATGGGGTACATTAAGGGTCTTAATAGAATTGCTCAGGTGATGCTTGACTTGATTCCAAAGTATTACAGGACGCCCAGAAGTCTTCCAATAATGAAATCTAATGGGAAACGCTCTTATCAATTAATAAATGATGCAACCTTGCGTGATGCTATCATGATGAACTATGACCCGAATGACTTATGCGTTAAGGTAGAAGCTGGTGTTAACTCTAATATCCAAAAACAAATGGCTCTTGAGGAAATAACTGCAATGATGCAGGCTAGCCCAATGTTTGCAGCCTTTATTAATGAGAAAGGTCTTGAGACTCTTCTTGACAACATGGATATCAGAGGCATTGACCATCTTAAGGTACAGGCTGAAGAGTTCATGAAAGAACAAGAAGAGATGAAGCAACAACCTCCTCCTCCAAGTGATGCTGAACAGTTCGCTAAGATGGAATTAGAAAAGACCCAGATGCAGACCGAACAACGTCGTGAGGCAGATCAGGGCAAGATGTCTGTAGAGGCCGCCAAAATTGCAGTTGAGAAAGAAAAGGTGCAGCTACAATTTATTAAGCTCATGTCTGACATTGAAAGCGGAAAGGTAAAGCAAGCCATCGAACAAGAACGTGTAGATGCCGAGATGGCACGAGAGGCAATAGATGTGGCGCTTGATATTGCAAAGCATCATCAAGAAGGTCAGAATATGGAAGTGGATATCATTGAGTAGTTTATGTCTGGCGCATGGGGGACAGCAAATACCGGTATTAATAGCTAGGTAATTGATCTTAACTTACCCCATATGCTGGGCACCTTATAGGAGATAGAAATGGCTAAATTGACCGAAAAAGATAGAAAGAAGTTACCAAAGAAAATGTTTGCAATGCCCGGTGAGCGTAAGTTTCCAATTGAGGACAAATCTCACGCTCGAAATGCCCTTGCCCGCGCATCTGAGATGGAACATAAAGGAAAGATATCAGAATCTACCAAGGCTAAGATTGATGCGAAGGCTCGCAAGGTACTTGGAAAGAAGAAATCGAAGTGATATGAAACATTATTTAAAATTAGCAACATATGGAATTTTTTTATTTACTTTGTGGTTGGTATGTTTCTTTCTGGTGATTTATCTTAAGTTACCTTTAAATGCATGACTTAATCAGGACATAGGAAAAGAAACTATTATGGACCTTAGGTTAAAGTTCATGCTCTATGGTTTCTTAATATTTGTTGTTGTCTATGGCAGTGTGCTATTGCTGGTCTACGATGGTGGAGATTGATTGAATTACCATAATCAAAGGAACTTCTGATAAATTAGCATTGTTGCTATGAGTTTTTCTATAGAGTTCAACTCTTTTAATATAATCTTCATATAATGATTCTAAAAAATCTCCGTAAGGCATGCATCCAGTATTTTTCAATATATAAAACTTAAATTCTTTTTTACCAAGCGTTTGTCTTTTCTTTTGCTCGTTTAATTCTTTCACATAATTCTCATGGAATAGTTTTCTTTTTATTTCTAAGTCATTTTCATCGACAGATTTATCAATTATCTTTTAACTGCCCAACCATTGAATCTATATACTCAATCTCTTTTTTAAGAAATTCTTTGTAAGCCTCCTCTAAATCATACTTAGAAAGCCACTCTCCGGTCTCCTCGTAATAGTTAAACATAAATTCGTACTTGTCCATAAGTTTCTCATTAAGTCTAATAACTATATTGTGGACTTACACAGAACCTTTACTTAATGTGCAAACCCACAACCAAAATCATATCATAAAATATTTTAGTGCATTTACTTGCTTTTACTAAAAAGCATATGTACACTCATTACATAGGACGGGCCTAAATAATCCCGGTGAACACCCAGCCAATGGGGTATAAATGGTCGCATGAACTCAGCGTAACAGAGGTGAACACCGTCACGGGGCAAACGTGGGAAGACAAAGGAATGGAAGAAGGTGTTGTTACGGAAAGTTTAGAACCTCAAGCCGAGGTCGCATCAGAAAAGATGCTACCAGAATCTCGAGTCAACGAACTTATTCGGAAAGCTAAATTTGCAACAGAGCAGAAAGTAAGGCAGGAAATGGAAGCAGCGATACAAGCGCAAGCAATGGGTGGAATGAGCCCAGTTGATGAATCACAACCTATAGGTCAACCTTTACATCAAGGCGGCATGCCGCAACAAGGTGTTAACCCAGAGGAAATGAAGAATCAAATCATGCAACAAATGCGTGAAGAGCAAGAGCGTGCGTATCAAGCACAAATGGATGCCGAACATAAAAATGCTATGGAACAGGTTGCCCAGAATTATTTCTTAAAAGTCGGAAAAGGCGCTGAACTCTTTGATGACTTTAACGAAGTAATGAAGGACTTTAAACCAGCAAATTTCGCTAACACTGTGTTTCTTGCCTCTGAAGTGGATAATACACCTGAAGTTATGTACGAGCTTCGAAAGAACCCGCACAAATTGGCGCAAATAGATATGATGGCTAAAACAGATCCCGATATGGCCCGGGAAATGATGCAGACTCTATCTAAGTCCATCTCAGAAAATAAGCAAGCAATGCAGCAAAATCCGGGCGTTAAAGAGCCTTTATCCAGACTTAAATCTTCTACAGTCGGCGCAGATACAGGTATCAAGTCGCTTAGGGATTTAAAGAAGTCTCCACTCTTACGAGGGTAATCTCAAAGCAATAAATATCTTTACTGCGTCTAGGATTTTTTTCTAGCGTGTGAGGTTTTTATCGTGCCAAATATTTTACAACAAGTCCAAACCTACCAAATGTCTGGTTTGGCATATCTACAAAATTTGAATTGTTTCGTTCATGAAGCTAATACAAAGTTTAAGAACTTCGAAAACTTAGTCGCAAATTTAGGTGACACTGTTACCTTTGATTTGCCTCCTCGTTTCACGACAACGAATACTCTTGTCGCAGCATTCCAATCCGCTGACCAAAGAGTACAGAGTTTAACTGTTTCTCAAGCTGCAAATACAGCTTATAGCTTCACTGCCCAACAGTTCATATTTAATGTCGAAGACTATATGTCCCGTTTTGGCAAAAGTGCAATTGAAGAGTTAGGTGCGAAAATAGAAGCTAATGTTGCTCAGAATTGTGTAACCAATACTTACAGATTCTTTGGTAACGGATTAACAGCGATTAACTCTTATCAGCAGCTAGCCCAAGCGCTTGCCCAATTACGTAACTACGGTTCCGCTAAAGGTATGGCTAAAGGCTTCTTGCAAGATACTGCAATTCCTAACATCATCAATTCAGGTTTGGCACAGTTCGCTGAAAAACGAAATGATATAACCGCTAACAGTTGGGAATTAGGCAATTTCAGTAATTGCGAATGGTTTACTTCTAACTTGTTGCCTGTTCACATTGCAGGAACCGAAGGTCAAACACAAACAACTCTAACAGTAGTTTCTACTACTCTAGACGCTAATGGTGCAGTCATTGCTATCACATTTAGTGGTACAAGCGCAGCTCTTGACCCTAACTCTGTTAAGCAATATGACAAGTTCCAATTCCAAGACGGAGTTGCTGGTCAGCCTAATATGCGTTTCCTTACCTTTGTTGGTCACCAAACTTCGGCGGTCCCTGTGCAGTTCCGCGCAACTGCTGACGCTGGTTCAACTGGTGGTAGTCAGGTTACGGTCAATATCTTCCCAGCATTACAAATTGCGCCTACGAATGACCAGAACTTGAATAATGCAATCCAACCCGGTATGCAGGTTCTAGCGCTTCCATCTCATAGAGCCGGAATGATTTATTCTGGAGATGCATTCTACTTAGCGATGCCTAAGTTACCAGAAGAAGTTCCATTCCCAACAAGCAGTGACCATGACCCCGATACCGGCGTAAGTATTCGTCAGTATTATGGAAGTCTTTTCGGGCAAAATCAGCGTGGAATGGTCCATGATTGTATATGGGGATCCACTTTAGTGGACGAATATGCTATCTCCGTCATCTTCCCGCTCTAAAAATTCGAGCGAGAATTGTCTGTGATTGCAGTCTCTCCATTAGGCAAGATTCATGATTGCTGAGTGGAGAGAGGTAAAAGGATTGAAAGATTAATGAACAAATTTTTTAGAGGAATGAAACAATGACAGCACCTTTAGGACCAAATATCCCTATGGTTAACCTTGGCAATCTGTATATAAGTGGATTGAATTTAACTTGGTTAACAACTTCAACAATACAAGTGTCACCAGGACAATGTAGAGACCATACAGACCAAAATGATATTCAGCTACCAGCTACTATCACTTATGGACCTACAGCTACTCCAACAACGATTACGCCTACGTATATCATTAATACGGCTCAAAGCGGTGCGTTGGGATTAGATATACTTCCTGTTGCTGGAATTGCAGCTAGTACTTTGTATTATGTTTATGCAATTGGTAACAGTAACAATAACAGCCCATCACAGCCAGGGTTTGACCCAAGCAATTTGCCAAGCGTTATGTTGTCTTTAAGCGCAAGTGCTCCTACACTGCCAAAAAACTATGATATGTATCGTAGGATTGGCTGCGTACGCACCGATACCACTGCAGCTCCCAGTCACATTATTCCATTTTTCCAAGAAGTTTCGCCTAATAGCGCACGAAGATTAATGACTTATTGTACTGATGGTATTGCAGCATTAATCGCATTGAATGCAGGAACATCTAATGCATATGCAGCTGTTGTATTAACGGGTCTATTGCCTCCTTTGGCAACTACAGTTGTGTTTAGGGCGTCTCTTACTCCTAATGCTGCAGGTGATAGCGTTACTTTAAGACCTACTAACGCTCTAGCAGGACTTCAGACAACTATTGGTACTGCTGTAATGAGTGGTGATGTGGCCGCTGTTGTTCACGTTGACATGATGGAAGTTTTAACTGGCGTTACTGTTGCTGGTGTCACAAGCATTGACTATAAGTTAACTGCTGGTACCGATGCTGTAACTTTGGTTCTACAAAGTTATTTTGACGAAGTGTAAGGGGAAACCGAATGTCATATAGCGTATTGAATCTTATTACCAATGCATATTATGTTGCCAGTATTGTTGGTCGTGATTTTCAAACGCTATCTGGCTCTCAACTGTCTACCGGATTGGAAGTTCTTAATGATATCTTGTCGGATAAAGTTATTGAAACGGATATGGTTCCTTATTGGACTACTCAGTTTCAATTTCCGGCAACTGTTAATCAAGAAAAGTATTTCATACCTAATCTTATCAGGGTCGAAACCTTGGTATTTTTTATAAACACCGTTAGGTATAACACTTCAGAAGTTCCACGAGATAGATATTTTGGCTCAGCAAGGGCAGAGAATATTCAATCTCTCCCATTTACATGGCATCAGGAAAGAACGCTGGGTGGTGTAAATATATTCCTCTATTTCTTTCCGCAGCAAAACTACACGATGGAAATATCGGGTTTATTTAGGTTGTATGATGTAACGCTGAATCAGCAGTTAGATTTAACAGAGACTGTCGCTAATCTTGGAACAGCTACTGTGACTGGCACTGGAAACTTCGGTGCCGGTCAACTTGTGATTAATGGAATAGATTTGCAAGGCACATATGCAACTGTCGCGGCTTTGGTTGCCTTTATAAACACTGGTATTATTCCTAATATATCGGCAGCCTTAGTCGGAACAGAGGTTCATTTAATTGCAGCGGCTCCTAGATTTTCAATTGGTAGCCATAACATCAACATCACTACTTTAGGAACTGAAGGAAATGTTAATAATGTTAATTTTTCAAATTTCAGCACTACTACTGGGCCAAATAATGTTACTTTTTTTCCCCAGGGATTGGAACGGTTCTACATAAACTATTTGAAATATGCACTTGCTGTTCGTTTGTGTAAAGAATTTAACTATACTATTCCTGAAGGAGCAGACAAACAGTTATTAGCTTATGAAGAGTTAATCACAAAGCGTTCAGCCCCGATGGATTTAACTAATGCAACAATCACTACCTTAACTGACGAAGCAGGATACATATCTTACGGACAGGTAAACCTGGGAAGGGGCTGGACTACAGCAGGTTACTAACTTAGTTATTTTGAAGGTAAAATAGTGTATAGAGAAGCAGCAAAACAATGAGAGAAACTCCCGGGTCGTCGCAAGTCCCCATTGCTGTATCAGGCAGCAGTATTTTCGGTCGCTTCCCGAAAATTTCAATCGAGCGTACTTATAATCTCTATATAAGTGACGAATGGTTAATCAATACTGCAGGATACCAGAGGATACTAGAGATATTCCCAACGGGCGAAGGTCGAGGGATATTCAACTCTATTCGTGGCGGTTTCATGCTTGTTGTTGTGAATGCTAGCGTCTACAGCATTAGTACTGTACTTGGTACAACTTTCATAGGAAATATTGCTACCGCTAACGGTGAAGTCTTTATAGATGAGAACCTAAATGCTCAGATATGCATTGTCGACGGCGTTAATGCTTACATATACAATTATTCTTTGGGTTTTCCAAATCTTACAGTTCAGGTAACGACACCCCTTGTTCCGAACTATGTTGTATATCACAATACTTTCTTCTTATTTGGAAATGGAATTAACACAGGGATAGGCGCTTCTTGGTACGCTTACTCTTTTTCCACACCTACTACGATTTCTACATCAGCGTCTAATACGTTTGCTTTGCAGACAAAGCCAGACTATCCTATTGCCATAGTAAGGCTCCCCGGTCAGGCCGCTAATGTGTTGGTTTTTGGAACATCTGTTTGCGAAGTATTTACCAATGTTGGTGGATTACAGAACTATAGACGAAACAATACAATCAATATCGATTATGGTTGTGTATCTATAAGGACCATTGCAACATCAGATAAGTATGTGGCATGGCTTGCATCAAACGAAAATAATGCGCCTATCATTCTGGTTTATACGGGTCAAGGATATCAGCCAATTTCTACTGATGGCATAGACCACGTTTTAAGCAACATCAACTTTCCGGCACAGTCAACAGCAATGTTTGTAAGGTCTGAAGGTCATTTATTTTATCAGCTCACATTTTATAATCCGCTAGATAATCTAACTTTAACTTATGACTTTACTACACAGAAATTTTTCGATTTAACTGACCATTATGAAAACTATCATCCAGCAAGAAACTATGTTTACTTTAATAAGAAGACATATTTTGTATCGTTAAATAATGGTTCAATATACGAGAGCAATACTAATT